CCGGCTTTGGGTAGTGACCCAGAGAAAGTAGACGTTACACACTTGGGATCAGAAAAGAAAGCTTATATCAAAGGTATCGAAGATACTGACAACTTAGAATTTGCGATCGTATATCAAGGAGATAACTTCCGTGATATTCACGCCTTGGTTGAATCAAAAAAATCGGTCGATTGGACAATCACATATCCAGATGGATTAAAATCAGAGTTTACTGGAGAACCATATTACAAATTTGATGGCGCAGAAGTCAATCAAGCCATTGGATTTAACTTAGGTGTGGTTGTTAGTGAAGGGCCGACTATGACACCTGCGCCGGCAAAGTAATCAACCCCGAGTCGGTTACTTTGTCACCGAAGACATCTACCGCAGTTGCGGGGACTGCATCAAATCGTCAATTGACAGCAACTGTATCACCTAGTGATGCTACTGATAAAACTGTTAAGTATACAATTGCACCAACTACTGCAGGTTTAGCAGTATCGAACACTGGGAATATTACCTGGACTGCAGATGTGCCGCCAGGAACCTATACAACAACAGGTACAACAAATGCCGGGAATAAAAAAGACACACACGTTTTAACATTAACAGAACCAGAGGAAGGTTAGTCGAAAGACTAGCCTTTTTATCTTAGGAGGAAAATAACTATGTCAAAAAACAATATTGCACAATTTCCACACACAACACCATTCGAACTAGGGGATCTAACTTTACAACTCCGATTGGATGGTAAAGCCGTTTTAGCAATTGAAAAACGATTAGATGAAGGCATCATGGGCTTATTCGTTAAGAAACAAGGAGAAATCAAATTACCTCCATCAAATAGTTTGCTGATCGTGTTGCAAGGTGCAAATAAAACAAGCGGTGTAACGGATAAAGTTATCACTGAAGCATTCGAACAATACCTAGATTCTGGGAAAACAACTATGGATCTATTTGGTGAAGTGAATGAATTCTTGGATGAAGCAGGTTTTTTCGGAAAGAAAGAAACGGAGAACGAACCGACAGATGGGGAATCTTTGGATCAGACGAACAGCGAAGACAGTCTTCTGTAAAAAACTTCTCTAATTTATCTGAAATGCTTGAGCACATGTATCCTCAAGCGGTTGAAGCAGGAATCCCTGCTACTGAGTACTGGGGAATGACGCTTGAAGAAATTATGATACAAGTGAAAGCAAACAAGAAAGTTAAAGAGAATGAGTTGAAGGAAAAAGCAATGTTTGACTATTCTCAGCAACGCTTAGCTGTTTTTGCTTTTAACGATCCGAAGAAGTTTCCAAAATTTGAAGACGCATATCCATTTCTCAAACAGATTGAGCAAGCAGTTGAGGAAGCCAAAACAGAAGAGGAATCAAAGCAAGACGCGATGAAGCGGGATCAAGAAATTTTCCTAGCCCAAGCACACGCAATCAACGCAACACGAGAGAGAAGAAAACTTCTAGAAGAAAGGTAGGTGAGAAAGCATGGAATTAGAAACGCTTGAGGTACTCCTCGATATTAATACTGCCAGAGTTGAGCAGTCTTTGGAACGAGTGCTGCCACAAATTGAAAGTGCTATGAGTCGAATCCAACAAATGTCCGGTAACTCTATGGATCGTACTGAGAAGAATATGGATATTGAAAAAGGTGCTAGCAATTTCACAAAACAACTAGAAAAAATGAATCAAGCACTCGAGAAGACGTTATCAAACTTCGAACGATCGACAAAGCAATCATCTGAAGCTGCTGGTGACAATTTTTCTTCTGGTATTCGCAAAGCTCGTCCGAAAGTAACCAAAGAAATTGATGCGATGATCAATGAAATCAACGCTAAAATGGGCCAAGCGAAAGCAGCGCAAGAAAAGGTTGCTTATCTGAAATCGCAAAGACAAACGGCATCGAGTCAAGGGGATACAGGCAAAGTCGTTAAATATGATGAACAGATCGCCCGAGCGCAAGCGCAAATGACGAAGTTCAAAGATCAAGCAGCTGGATTGGGTAATACCATCAAACGGGAACTTGATGCAGTTCCTTCTTCACTGGACAACATTACAAAAGGTATGAGTCAAAACGAGTCTCAAATCGAAGCGATGAGAAAACGAATTCGAACATTAAAGGCAGAATATAACGATCAACGTGTGCCAACTGGCAGCTTTACATCTGGATTCAAGAACTATGAGGATACTCCTCAATCACTGAAAACGTCTGGTGAGATTCAAAAACAATCAATCAAGATGAATAAATTAATCAGTGATAATGATCGTCTACAGAAGGAGTATTCCCAAACAGAAGATCGAGCAGAAACATTGAGAAAGGCTCTACAACGAGTTAACTCTGCATTGGGCCAATCCTCCATTCAAACTGGTAATGCTTCTAACGGTGCAAGTATGACAGGCTCAGGGTTGAAGCAATCTGAGCGAGCTGTTTCTAAATATGGCGGAGTATTCAACCGTATGTCCAATGCAGTTTCACACGGATTTGGGAGCGTCGGAAATGGCTTGAGGAACTCTCTTGGATTTATTGGAAAGTTCGGAAGTCTATTTTCTAGTAATTCCAACAAAGTTACAGCTGGAACAAATCGAATGACAGGAAGCACGAACGCTTTTGGCCAGTCGATGAAATATCTATTACCTTCATTGGTCGTTTATCAGCTGTTAGGTGGCGCAATTACTAAACTGGCTAGCGGTATGATGTCAGCATTGAAAACGAACGATCAATTCAGTGCTTCGTTGAATCAGATTAAAGTCAACCTGATGACGGCATTTTATCCAATATATACGGCAATCTTACCAGCATTGAATGCGTTAATGAGTACGGTGGCACAGCTCACAGGGCAGCTAGCTTCCTTTATTGCAATGCTATTCGGGACAACATATGATGCAGCAAAACAAGGCGCTAGTGGATTGTATGACAATATCCAAGCGCTAAACGATACTGGTTCTTCCGCAAATAAAGCCAATGAAAAAGTGAAGAAACTACAAAAGTCTCTCATGGGATTTGACCAAATCAACAAGCTAACGATGGATACAGATGATGAAAAGAAAGAAGATTCTGCTCCTGGTATTGATTTTGGAGCTGCAACTGGTACCTATTCTACGCCTAAATGGATGAAAGACATCCAAAACTTGTTGAAGGATTTCTTCAAGCCTTTCCAAGATGCATGGAAAAATCAAGGACAACGAGTGATCGATGCTTGGAAATATGCATTAAGTGAAGTAATAGGTTTGGCTTCTGCTATCGGCAGGTCATTTATGGAAGTTTGGACCAATGGTACAGGACGGCTTTTCATAGAAAATATATTAATCCTGCTTGCAGATATACTCGGAATAATTGGTGATATCGCTAGTGCTTTCAGACGAGCTTGGGAAGACAACGGACGAGGAACACGCCTGATTCAATCGTATTTTGATTTGTGGAATTCGATTCTGGGCTTATTGCATGAAGTAGCGAATTCATTTAGAAATGCATGGAATGACAACGGACTAGGCGAATCAATTTTGGGAAATCTGTTAGAAATCGTTACAAAATTAAATAATGCAGTATCAAATATAGCTAACCAATTCTCAGAGGCATGGAAAGCTGGCAGTGTTGGTGAATCTATCTTTTCAACTATTCTTGAAATTGTTGATGGCTTATTAGAAAAAATAAGTGTAATGGCTGGAGCTACCGAAGAGTGGGGTAAGAAGCTTAACTTTACTCCTTTATTGTCGTCTATTGAGGGTTTATTGAAATCTATTCAGCCGCTAGCGGAAAATATAGGAGCTGGACTAGCTTGGTTTTATGAGAATGTTTTACTGCCGTTAGCAAAATTTACTATAGAAAATGTCATACCGGCATTTTTAGATTTACTTAGTGGTGCTCTAAATTTACTAAACGGAATTATCGAGGGGTTAAAGCCTGCTTTTAAATGGTTGTGGGATAACTTCTTAAAACCTATAGCAACATGGACTGGCGGAGTAGTTGTTGAATTCATAGAATCTTTAGCCGACGTATTATCTGATATAGGGGATTGGATAACCAAGCACTCTGAAGGTTTTTCTAACTTTGTAATTGTTTTCGGAACATTTGTGGCGACCTTAAAATTATTAAGTATCTTATCTACAGTCGTCGGAGTATTGAGTTCAATATTCGGTTTCCTCAGTTCAATAGGTGGACTTGCTGGAATTCTATCGGCTGTGGGCAGTGCAATTGGTGGAGTAGTAGCAGTTTTAGGTGGGCCAATAACCATTGCGATTGCTGCAACTGTAGCTGCAGGTGTGTTACTTTGGAAAAATTGGGATACGATTAAAGAAGCAGCAGGGAAACTTGGTAAATGGATTGGAGAAAAATGGGATGGCATTAAAACGGCCACTTCAGAAGCTTGGGGAAAAGTTACTAAGTGGACTAGCGAAAAATGGAATGATGCGAAAAAAACAGTCTCTGATAAAGCCTCTGATATTTGGAAATCTGTAAGTAACAGATGGTCAGATGTTAAGAAAAACACCAAGGACACTTGGGATAACTTTTCTACTACTATTTCGTCTAAAGCCAAAACCGCTAAGGAAAATGCTTCAACAAGACTGCAAGAATTAAAAAGAAATGTCTCTGATCGATGGTCTGAGACTTGGAGCAATACGCGATCAAAATGGGATGAAATCAAAGATAAGGTTTCAAACCAGGCCGGAGCAGCTAAGAATAACGCTAGCAATGCTTTTTCAACATTAAGAACAAATATGAGCAATTCTTTAAATTCGATGAAGTCTACTGCTTCGAGTGTTTTTGAAAAGATTGGCGATTGGGCAAATGGTCTTGGAAGCAAAATCGGAAAAGGTTTAAGTAATGGTGTTAAGTCTGTAAAAGATGGTGCTGGAAAGATCTTCAATGGCATGATTAGTGTAATAGGTAAGGGTGTTAATGGCGTCATTGATGGTATCAACTGGGTTCTAAAAAAGGTGGGAGCTGGAAAAAGTACGCTATCTTCGTGGGAAGTCCCCAAATATGCAAGAGGTACTGGATATCACCCGGGTGGGCCTGCTTTAGTCAATGATGGATTAGGATCTAACTATCAAGAAGCCTATCGTACGCCAGACGGTCGCACAGGTATCTTCCCGGCACAGCGAAATTTGATGGTAAATTTGCCAAAAGGAACATCTGTGTTGAGTGGTCCAAAGACTGCTGCAATGTACGGAGTGCCGGCCTATGCTAACGGAATAGGTGACTGGTTCAAAGAAAAGTGGAATGGTGCAAAAGAAATTGCTTCAGACATTTGGTCTTATGCATCTAATCCTAAAAAGTTATTGAATGCTGCAGTTTCCAAATTTGTTAATTTAAGTAATGCTTTTGAGCCAGCATTATCAATGGCTAAAGGAGCTGTTGGAACTGTTGCTGAGGGTTCCTATGAATGGTTTAAATCAAAATTTGCTGCAGGACATGAAGCACAAAATAGTTCGTTTGATGGATCAATGGGAAGTTGGGGTGTATACAAATACCTATACGATATCGCTAGAAAGACTGTCGATCGATATCCAGGTATGCGAATCACCTCTGGTTTCAGACCAGGGGACCCTCATTCCCATGGGAAGCATCAGGCAATTGACGTTGCGTATCCAGCAAGTATGAATGGATCATCTAAATACATGGCTCCTGCCAATTGGGTGTTTGATAACTTTGCATCAAAAGTAGCTTATGTAATCACTCAAGGGAAAGTTCGAGACCGTAAAGGAATGTCTGGTACTGGATCAAGTGGCAGTTGGGTAAGATGGCCGCAGAATGACCACTACGATCACTTGCATATCAATGGATCTCTTGGACCAAGCGATATCGACAAAAATGCTTCGTTTGGTGCAATCGGCGGTGCTGCTGTAGGTAATGGTGGATGGACATCGAAAATCAAACAGGCTGCAAGCAAACTAGGACAGCGGATTAGCAGTTCTGAAATTAATGGAGTTCTCGCTCAAATTCAAAGAGAGTCTGGTGGTAATCAGAGTATTACTCAAAGCTCAGCTGTGTGGGATATAAACATGGCAAATGGGAACCCAGCAAGAGGCCTGCTTCAATATATCCCGTCCACGTTTAATGCTTATAAACTTCGCGGCTATGAAAATATTTTTAATGGCTATCATCAATTGTTAGCTTTCTTCAATAATTCAAATTGGCGGTATGACCTACCTTATGGTCGCAGAGGTTGGGGACCAACTGGTCGAAGAATTGTAGGTTATGAAAACGGCGGCATAGTCAATCAAGACGGTTTATACCGTATGGGCGAAGGAAACAAGAAAGAGATGGTTATTCCACTAGAGAAACCACAACGTGCCGCTGAATTGATTCAACAAGCCGTTGAGTATCTTGGACTGGATATGTTCAATTCAAGTATAGTGTTGCCGGAAATGTTCCAAGAACCAACGTTCACACCGTCTAACAGTACGTTTAGTAACAACAATCAAATGAACTATGAAGGTGGCGGTATGAAAGACTTCACTTCATCTATGGTAACCACATTGATGAATGCTATTTCTGCATTGGGAGCAACGCCAACACAAGCGCCAAATGGTGATATTGTCATTAATATTGGCGGTAAAGAATTCGGACGTATTGCAGTTAAAGAAATCAACAAATACCATCAACAGCTTGGGTATACCGAGTTAAACATATAGGAAGGAGTGATTTTATGGCTGGATATTTAAAAATAAATGGTGTTACGATCAAGAATCCTAAAAAGTTTACAGCTGGTATCCAAGCGGTTGATGGTGATTCTGGTCGTAACGCCAAAGGTGATATGACCCGTGATTATCTAACCACAAAAAGGAAAATGGACCTTGAGTGGGGTCCGCTAACTGATGCAGAAATTTCACCAATTTTAAAAGCGGTGATGCCGGTATTTTTTGAAGTCACTTATCCAGATCCCATGGAAGGTGGCATTGTTACAAAAACATTCTATGTCGGTGATCGAACGGCTCCAGCATACTCTTGGCATGATAAACTGCCAAAGTGGGAAGGCTTAACGATGAGTTTTATTGAGAGGTAGGTGAGGAAATTTGTTAGCCACAAGTGAAGAAATTCATGCTGCTTGGCTTAATACATCAAGGCAATTGTCAATCAGATTAAAAATGAATGATATCACCTATGGGAGTGAGGAAATTACCTCACTCTCTTTTAATTCTGGCAGTATATCGGGTGAAGTGTTTCAGATTGGTTCAACCCCTCTGAATTCGGTTCAGGTAGTTTTTCCAACAATTATTGAAACAGTGAAAGAAGATTTAGAAATTGAACCAGAGTTGGGGATTTTAATTAATGGTGAATATCAGTTCACTAAATTAGGTCATTTTTTTATAACAGACTTTGAGCGTGATAGAAACAGTAATAAGACTACAATTACTGCAAATGACAAAATGATTTATATGGAAGGAATATATGAATCAAAATTAACCTATCCTAAGCCATATCGGGAAGTTGCGTTAGAAATAGCTAATTTAGCAGGTGTTGAAATTGATCAAGCCTCATTTGCTTCTCTTGGAACTGAGTGGGTTCAGAAACCTGTAGGATATACGTTTCGCCAAGCAATCGGTTTGATTGCTCAGTTTGAAGGTGGTTTTGCAAGTTTTAACCGCAAGGGTGAATTAACAATAAAAAGACTAGCACCCACAAACTTTGAAATCACTCCAGAATCATACATGTTAAAGGGATTTACTAAAAATGAGAACAGCTATCGAATTGGTGGCATCACGGTGAAAACCGGTGAAGAAGAAACGGATGTCATTCGCGTTGGTTCTACCAATGGATCACAAGTTGAGCTTGAGAATAAAGTGATGACTCAAACACATTTGAATCAAATGTGGGAACTAGTCAAGACACTTAATTATTTTCCTTACGAATTGAAGTGGCGTGGAAGTCCCATTTTGGAAGCAGGAGACTGGATCTATATTGTTGATAAAGACGGTACTAGATATTCTGTCCCTAATCTGTCGTACAATATCACCTTTAATGGTGGAATGTCTTCAGAATCAAAAGCAAATACCAATTCAAGTTCACAGGCAACTTATAGATACCGTGGTCCTTTAAATCAACGAGTGGATTATGTTGAATCTCTTCTTAGTGCCAATAAATGGAACAGCAATTACTACGATCAAACAGAGCCTATAGATCCAAAAGAAGGCGATATTTGGTTTAAGCCAAATGGTGTAGATACTGAGATTTGGGTATACGAGAAAAATAGTTCTGGAGAATTGGATTGGGTGTTTAAAGTATCCACTGCAACAGATCCTGATTTGGTAAAAGAAATCGAACAGGCAAAACAAGCAGGAGAAAATGCTCAAGAAGCAGCTGATCAAGCGAAGACGGATTCTGCCAATGCATTAAGTAACGCCAACAATGCTGTAAGTAAAGCTAATGAAGCTAGTGTGAAAGCAGATCAATCAAATGCTGCAGCTAATCAAGCAAAAGCTGACGCTTCTTCCGCAATATCAAACGCCAATACAGCAAAGCAAGATGCACAGCTGGCAGTTTCAAATGCTCAAAACGCATTGAACGCTGCTAACAGTGCTAAGACCGATGCGCAGGCAGCAATTGATAAGTTTAAAGAATTAGGCATGTTCCCAGCTTACGCTTGGAGTGCTGATGGTACTGATCGCTTTACGACGCAGTACCCTAACGAAAACTATTTTTTAGGTAGTCAAACCGCCAAAATCGGCGACCTGGAAGCTGCAGCTAGATCGGGAAAAGAATACCAAACTCTTAATATCGGGACCACCTGGGTCGACAATTTTGAATCAGGCGATAGGGCCGTTATATCTTTTGACATTGTAATGCTTAAAGGACTACAATTAACCGTTTATAATTCAAATCGTAAGGGACCTTTCATCTTTACCAGTAAGCTAATTCGTAATGTAGGGACCGAAAAAACACGGTTAGAAGTAAACACGGTTCTTACTAAACGGACGGACGCAACGCTAGATTACGATACGATTGAGTTTTATAGTGTTTATGATACTAGTGATTTTTTTGAGATCACTAACGTTAAAATAGAAAAGGCAGAATCGGCAACTGATACAGCTACAATTTACACACCGGCGCCGGCCGACGACTTTACCAACGCCTATCCAACGTATATTGGTTTTAGCAATGAAAAATCAACAAATCCAGAAGACTATACTTGGATAAAAGATCCAAATAAAGTAGATGGTGAAGTAAAAGTTGAGTTAAGTGAAATCAACGGTGAGCTTTCACGAAAAGTCAGCCAAGATAAATTTAACACACTTGAAGGAACTGTCGGAAATCAAACGACTAAGATCACACAAAATACTAATGCTATCACCCAAAAGGCTGATTCAAGTACAGTTAATACTCTAACAGGAAGAGTATCAACTGCTGAAGGTCAAATCACAACAATGGCTGGGCAGATAGAAATTAAGGCTAATAAAACTGATGTAGAAACGATTAGTGGAAAAGTGACTTCTGTTGAATCGTCTTTAAATACTCAAGCTGGTCAAATCACTGCCTTAAATACAAAAACTGATGGACACACTACTCAAATTGGCAGTTTACAATCGAGCTATTCCGGACTAAGCAGTACAGTTAGCAGTGTTAAAAATGATCTTGATAACTTGTCGGTAGGGGCTAGAAATTATTTACCTAATTCTGAATCCCCTAAGGTGGCAAATTATTTAGGATCTACAATAACTTATACCGAGAATCAATCTGTAACTGAATGGAAAGCTACAAATGCA